CGATGGCATCCCTTGCGAGCGTCAACTCTGCAACTGATGCCAACGATCTTTTACCTCCCGTACATGTTTTCCTGATCATGTCCGGGCCATACTGACTTCAACAGTTTCACGCCGAGCCTGGGTTCCTCCTCCCTCCCTCTCTAATTCCCAGGCACGCCTTCAAGGCATCGGCACTTTGCACCAAGGCCCGCAGCTTCAACGCTCGCGGGCCTTTTCTTTTGCGGCCCGGGATGCCACCCGCACCGCAAAAACAAAAACCCGCCGAGGCGGGTTCTTGGTTTCAGCAGTTGCCCTTCTTGGCTTGGCCAGGCGGGCATCCGTGGGGATGGCTCTTGTACCCGCCGCGGTAGCCATCGTCATACACAGCACAGCCGCCGAGAACAAAGGCCGCAACGGCCATGGCGAAAGCGATTTTCATGCGGGCGCCTTTCATAGAGTTGTGGCCGGCAGTCTATGTCGAGCAACGACAGGCCTCTGTAAACCATTGTTCCGCAGCCCGTAGAGGGCTGTTTTCTTTTGGAGAACCGTCATGCTGATGACCGCCAACCCCTGCGCGGATGCGGAGCGCTGGGAGAACGAGATGGACCGCCGCGAGGCCGTGGCCGAAGAACTGAAGGCCCGCGCCATGCAGAAGCTGCAGCGCGCCGCGGCCTTCATGACGCCCGTGGATTGGTTCCACGAGCGCATGCCCGGCCCGTTCGGTCTGCCCATGTCGTTCGACGAGATGCTGAGCGAGGCCATCGCCGACGGCGACCACGACAGCATCACAGCGCTCGGCGCGCTCATGGTCAGCCAGCCGGCCCTGCAGCTGCGCACAGCCGTCATGGCCCACATCGCCAACCGCTATCCGGAGGGCATCAATGCTGCCTGACGCCGCAATGGCCGCGCGCCACCCGGCCGTGGCCGAGTTCGTGATCGAGCAACTGCAGGCCAGCAACGCGGCGCTGCAGGCATCCCTGCGCGCCCTGCTGGCCCGGCCTGAGCCGCTGGCACCCGATGCGGTCCGCGCCGCGCTCGCCCGACAACCCCAGGCGCTGGAGTTCAGCGCCGATGCAATCTGAGGACGCAATGAAAGAACGACCGATCCTGTTCAGCGGGCCGATGGTCCGCGCCCTATTGGCCGGCACGAAGACGCAGACGCGCCGGATCATCAAGGACCAGTCCATTGGTGAGCGCTTTTCGCACATGACCGATGACGGCTTGGCGCACCTTGAATGGCTCGGGGACCCGTGCTGCGGCTCCGGGGTATGGGATGTCCCCGAATACAGCGCGAATGTCGCGGCGCCATACGGCAAGACCGGGGACAGGCTCTGGGTGCGCGAGTCGCATTGGTGGTTCAAGGACGAATGCGACCACGAGACGGGCTACTACCCGCCAGCCCTGACCGCCGATGACGTGGAATACAGGGCCGACGGCGAAAGCACCCGGCACGGCTGGCGCCCCAGCATCCATATGCCCCGATGGGCCAGCCGCATCCTGCTGGAGATCACCAGTGTGCGAATCGAGCGCCTGCAGGACATCAGCCAAGCCGACGCGCAGGCAGAGGGCGCGCCGCCCGGCCATCCCAGCATCGACCAGATTTCCCGCGAGTTCGGCTACCCCGATTTCCCGCGCTCCTGGTATGCGCAGCTGTGGGAAGAGATCAACGGCCCAGGAGCCTGGGCCCAGAACCCCTGGGTCTGGGTAGTCGAATTCAAGCGTGTGCAGCAGGCCTCCTCCGGGAGGCCTTCTCAATTGGAGGACGCCCCATGCAGCGCGTGACCCCGGCAGAGCACTTCAACCCCGATCCCGATGCCCGCTACCGCCGCACGCTGGCCGAGGCCTTCCCGTGCGATGCCCGGCAGGCGGTGGCCTTCTTCGACGTGTCGCGCCCGCCGCGCTACGGCCGGTGGCTTGCCCTGGTGCTGGTCGTGCTGATGGTGCTGGCCATGGCCGGCTGCAGCCCCGCAGAAGCCCAGGAGCCCCAGCCCACGGCGCAGGAGCAGCGCCTGGCGCGCGCCGCGGCCCGGGCCTGCGAGGGCCTCACCCCGGTCTTCGAGGCCGGATCCGTTTCGTGTTTCAAGGAGAGATAGGCCATGCCCGAATACGCATTCCCGGGCCTCAACGCCCAGTTCACCGGCATCAGCAGCGATGGCGAGGAGCGCTACGAGATCGCGCCCAGCGGCGGGATGCTGCTGCGCGACCACTTCGCAGGGCTGGCGATGCAGGCGTTCCTGAACGGCCACGTATCCCACTACGGGCATGAAAACCCCTGGCCCTACGACGCGATGGCCAGCGAGGCCTACGACGTGGCCGACGCCATGCTGCGCGCCCGCGAGAAGGAGCCCAGCTCATGAAGCGCGAGCACCCCAACACCGACGAGCTGCTGCGCATCGCGGAGATCAACGGCGGCCTCGCGCTCGCGCTCCAGCGCCTTCTGGAGGTCGCCCAGAGCAGCACAGGAATCGTCGGCTACCGAGGCAACCCGGAGCCCATGTCATGGGACTACTTCTGGGAAGTCGATGTGGCCGAGAAGGCTCTCAAGAAATTCATGGGAGAAAAAGCATGAGCAAGTACTACGCCGACGACGACATCCAGCTGCTGGCCAATGGGGCAGTGAACCACCTCCTGCGCAACGCCTACATGTCCATCACGTTGCGCAACGGCCAGCAGCCCAAGGGCTTCCCTCTTCCCATCAAGCGCGTGCACGGTGAAGGCCACCTCACCCAGGAATACCGCCCCCTGGCCGTGCTGGAGTTCGTGCAGGAGGTGGTCGCCAAGGAGGCTGCGCAGCGTGTGGCTGCGGCCAAGAAGGCGGATGCGGAGGCAGAGGAGAAGGACACGCCATGAACTACCTGCTCCACGCATTCCTCTGGCTCGGCCTGAGCACCGTCTCGTTCGGCCTGGCCGCCCTCACTTCCGGCGCCTTCTGAACGCCGTTTTCATTTGGAGGCATCTATGCCACTGCAAACCATCGCGCCCGGCCATGACCGAGCCAAGTACCTGGGCGGCTCCGACATCGCCGCCGTGCTGGGCATCAGCCCCTGGAAAACCCCGCTGGACCTGTACCTCGACAAGATCAAGCCCAGGGCCGAGGGTGAGCGCAAGCAGGTGCTCACGCGGGGCATCCGCTGGGAGGGTGTCGTCTCGGAGATGCTGGTCGAACGCCTGGAGGCTGATGGTCACTCGGTTGAAATCGTTGGAAGCAACAACCGCTACCGTGACCCACAGCACGACTTCATGGCCGCCGAGATCGACTTCGAGGTCCGGCTCGACGGCGCTGAAGAGATCACCAATGTCGAACTGAAGACCGTGCACCCCTTCAAGATGAAGGAATGGGGCGAGTCCGACACGGACCACATGCCAACGCACTACACGGCCCAGGTCATGTGGGGCCTGGGTGTCACGGGCAGGAAGAACGGAATTCTCGCCGCGCTCTTCGGCGCCGACGAGCTGCGCGCCTATCCGGTGGACCGGGACGAAGAGACCGTACAGGCCCTGCGCAGCCGCGGCGCTGACTTCTGGGGCAATCACGTCCGCGCCGGCGTGCCGCCTGACCCCATCAGCATCCGCGACACCGACCGCCTCTTCTCCGAGGACGGCGCGGCCGACGCGCTGCAGGCCGATCCGGCGCTTTCCGAGTGGCTGATGCGCATGCGGTTCATCCGCGCGGAAATCAAGGCCCGCGAAGCCGAGGCCGAGGTCCTGGAGTTCCAGATCCGCAAGGCCATGGGCACGAACACGCAAGTCCTCATGCCCAACGGCAAGGCCGCGTGCGAATGGAAGGCCCGCACAGGCACCTACATCGATGAGGCCGAGCTCAAGAAGGCCCATCCCAAGATCGCCCGCCAGTTCACGCGCAAATGGGAGAAGCGCGTGTTCAACCTCAAGCACTTCGACACCACAGGGATTTAAGCCATGTCCACCCAAGCTCTCAAGGCCGCCGCGACGGGCGGCGTGACCCGAAACACCAAGCCCCAGACGCTGGCCGACCTGATCACCGGCGACAGCATGAAAAAGCAGTTCGCCATGGCGCTGCCCAAGCACCTGAATGCCGAACGCTTCACCCGCGTGGCGCTGACCGAGCTACGCAAGGTGCCC